GCCCAACTAAACGATCACCTAGAACACGACTAGCACGGATATAATTATTAGGATTCTCGGAGAACTTGATTAGTTTCTTTCTTTCAGCTTGATCTAGCTTAACCGAGAACTCATCAAACTGTTCTTTAACTGGATCTATGTCACCTTTCTGAATAGCTTGTAAGATCTCTGTTGGTGTAGAGGCAGCTAGCTCTGCAAACTCTTCTTGTCGTTGTTGCTCTATGTTACCTAATCCTCTAGCAATAGGTCCAGCGTATTTACCTAGAGCGTTTGATAACTGACTAGCTGTATTAGATGTTGTGTATCTAGGAGCAGCTACAACATATTTACCAGCTTGTACACTAGGAGCGTTGAACACTTGATCATCAAGATTGAGTTCCACTTGCTCTCGTTTGTCAGAGAGTCCTAGTAATGATTTTAAAGTTTGTTTAGCCATTATGATGGTTTAAGTCCACTATATACAGAGAGACCAGTGCTTACACCACTTAGTAAAGACTCTCCGAAGTTTGGTTGTTCTATTGGTTTATTGATAGTCAACAGATTGTTGTAAGACTGTTGGTTCATATCACGCATAGCAAGGTTTCTGGCTACATCTCTTTGTTGTCCTTGTCTTGTTAAGCCGAATCGGTATCTAGCTTCTTGTCTAGAGAAATCATTGAGTAAAGCATCTACAGAGTTACCATCCACCCCAGCGTCACCAGCTGCCATTCTTGCTCTTGAACGAGCTTGTAAAGCTTTAATAGAAGCATTTTGTAATTCTTGAGCTTCTTGCTCCATTTCAAATCTTTGTTGAATACGAGCTGCGTTAGTCTGTTGAATGTATCTTTCTCTTTCAGCTTTAGAAGATCTAGCTTGAGCTGCTGCTTGAGCTTTAGCGGCAGATTTTTGACCTGCATAAGATAGCCCTGCTTGAGCTACCCCAGATGCTACTGATAGTCCTTTTACGACTGGTGCTGCTAATCCCATATTATTTTGATATTATTATAAATTCATAGAAGCGATACCCATTGATTTCTACTTCTGTAATAAACTTAGCTCCAAGCCATTTCAACCATTTTACGGAAGAACCATAATGTGCATACACTAGATTACTTACTATACCGTAAGGTTTGATAAGCTGTGGTAAAAGTTTTTTAGATTGTTTTGCGAATGTTAAAGTGTTGTTTTCTATCCCTTTTGTTCCTAATAACCATATGTAGGGTTGCTCATTCTCTACACCAACCCCAAACATTACAAACGGTTCACCTTGTGAATCTAACCCTGTGTAAGTTTTATCATCTTTTTCTAGACCATCTAATAAAGCGTCTTCATTACTTTTAAAAAATGCTCCTACTTCCATACAGTCGTAGTGTCGTAACTTAGGAGCAAGCTTGTATACATGGTCTAATGTTGCTGGTACTAGTTTACAAACACCGTACTCTTTACATAGATTAGTATCGCTTGGCTCTTGCATAAGTTATAGCTTCAATCTCAGCATTTTGAAAATTAACAGGGTATCCAGATTTGTGTTCTAATTTTAACTTTACATCGTTCCCATCTAAATATATAGGAACTTTAAAGAAACCATCGCTTGGATCTAGAGTTGTGTCAAACCCATAATTTTTCGTATCTGAGCTAAAGTCACCAATTCTTGGTGCTGTAACTTTTAAATCAAAGATATTATGTCCGTCATCTTTATCTTCTGTACCTTTTACATTAGTATAGTATAAAGATATATTACGAATCTTATACGGTACATTTGTTGGTGTGTCTCCATGAGAAGACTCTACTTTCATTATTACTTCAGAGAACTCATACTCCATATCGTACTTCATACCGATATAACACTTAGCTGGATTCCCATCATTACTACTCGCACTGATGGCTGTTGAAGAGAGATTGGCAACTGTGCATTTTGTATTACCTGTATGTAAATTAGTAACTTCTCCAGAACCGTCTATACTTACTACATCAAAATCACTGGCAGAAAGACCACTAGCAGTAAAAGGTAAAGTCACAGAACCGCTTGTAGCATTATAATCTTTCTCTACTACACAATCTAGAAGAGGTACGAATGGGTGATTAGAAGGTTTACTGGTAGGATCAAAATCCATCACACCGTTGTATGTACCACCATTGTGAGTAAAGATTATATCTAATCTATCTTTCTCAAACGCTATTGCTGCGATATCGTGTTTAAAAGTAAATTTAGACCAAGAGCTTAAAACCTTTTTAGAATCTACGACTAAGAATTTGTAAATATATAACTCTTTACGGTTACTTTTAGAAGCTACAGCTAATATACTAGAAGTACCTGTTCCAGCTAAGTAAGATACATTAGTAGGTATATAGTTAGGAACTTGAGCAGTTACATCAAACGCTGTATAAGTATCTGTGACTTCGTTAAGAATAAACTCTCGTACTGTCATAGATGTTTCTTGGTTTGTTGCGAAATAAACCGCATCACCTACAGTAACAGGATTAACAGAAGAAGAGATATCATAGTTAGTTACAGGAACTATAGAGATGGTACGAGGTGTTAACTGAGTTTCACCTCCTAAAACAAACTGGGTATGATCTGAGAATAAAATTAATTTATCTTGAAAAGTAGCAGCTGATTTTAGATCCGTAGATCTATCAGTTGCAACTGTTACATCTATAGGATCTGTATCTACCAAAACTTGAACCGTAGTTTTACCAAAGTTGTAATAGAGCTGACCAAATAATTCTTTACCTATACCGTATTCTGTCATTATCACTCTATCTTCAGATAAGAAACCTAAACGATTCTTAAAGAAGAACATATTTTCAATTCTTCTTTGGAAGAACGAAGGGAATGGATTACTTAAATCATCACCGACTAATCTTTCTTCTATTTGTACATGACCAAAGAAAAAGATATCTGGGGTGCTACCTCCGTCACCGTATTGAACTTGCTTTAAAACATGAGGTAAAGTTTCTGGATCTAAAGATTTTAATACATCAAAACCTATAGTTTCTTTCCAGTAACCCTCTCCAAAATTAGCACCATTAGTAGTTTCAAACTCTACATAGTAATCGTCTTCCGAAGCTTCATCACCGCTAATTTTAACTTTTGTGTTATTAAAAGCGACTAAAGGTAAATCTGTAATACTATTAACTTGCTCTTTGATAGCTTGTAAACCGTTATTAGCTAACGAATCATTGGTAGTTATACTATATGTAAAGGTACTATTAACTATTCCTATATCACCACGAACTCTAATTTTAATCATGTTACCTTCTCTAGAAGCAATAAACCTATGATTAGAATTGAGGGTAGTACCTTCAGCAGCGACTACAACAGAACTAGCTATAAGTGCATCTTTTAATTTTTCAGCAATCAAATCTGTAGAATTTTTAGCTACAGCTTGACCGTAAGTATCTACACCGTTTACAGGTAATTTATTAGTTGTATGACTGGAATAAGACGCTGTAATTTTGGTTGATGAATAATTAGGATCGTTAGGAGGTGTTATCTGTTCGGTAGGTGGAGGTGTATTTCCACGGACATTACTAAAAAGAGTATGATTTATTGACAAACTAGTTTTCACACTCGTTAATGCACCGTTAGCTCCTGTTTCTACTATTAAAGTACCATTTGAGGTACTAAGTTTACGAGTTGCACCGCTATATGGGTCTCTAAGTATACATGAAATCTCTCTATCTGTAGTATACCCAGTACCGCCAGCGGTTATTGTGGCTGTGTTACCGTTAAGACGCCAGTAGTTTTTTGCTCCCACTCTTCTTTCTCTAGTAGTATACTTAACAACAGAAAAACTAAAAGCCGCTTGGGTAGGTGGTGCAGCTCCATCATCATTATGATCTAGTATAATTTGATAACCTACATCAGCTGCTCCTTGTTTAATATAGACATAACTTGTGGTGTCAGCAGGATCTGTGCGATCATTCTTAGTAGCAACCGCTACTCTTTTATTTCCGATATAAGTTGTAGAACCAACATTTAAATAGAATAAAGCTGTTTCAGCGGATTCGCTTTCTGTATCTAAATAATCATCTGTATTAATAGGTAACCCAGTTGTATTATTTCCTGTACGAGTTAAAATATTAGCTTCTAATCCTGTTTCTAAATTATATACATGAAGTTTACCGTCATGTATAACGGTACTAAATTTACCGTTAGAATCATTACGAATAATCTCTACCTTATCTGCACTAAAATCTAACTTATCTGTTCGTATATTTTTACCAAAAGTTACTGGTGGTCTTTTCCGTAACCCTGTAACTGGATCACTGTAAGCATTTACTTGAACTTCAGACTGACCTGCCAAGCGTTGAGCTGGAGGTTGCTGGCTTACACCTTGTACAAAATTAGGTATGGCTTGTGTTATTAGAGGCATTATAAAAGATTGTAATTACGATTATGTCCTACTCGTTGTGCTACATCAGTAGAATCTAAAATATTATACTGTCCAAGCTCTGCTTCTTCTTGTTCCATCAAGGATCTGAAACGAGCTTCTTCTTTTCTAAACTTTTCTACTTCTGTAGCATTGACAGGATATGTCTCAACAAACTGTAGTAAAGTATAACTTTGTACCCAGTTTTCAAACAACGGAGCAATACCATTACTTTGATGTAAATCCATTGTCTGACCGACTTCTACCGTGTATTCACCGTTAAAGGAAGTTGATTGGTTTTCATCTAAATCTAAATCTACAAGAATATTATAATCTTCACCACTTTCTGTATGAGTTTCGTATCCTAACTGCTTACCGTCAATTCTATAGTAAGTATAGGTGTTGTATGTTCTTCCTCCTCCTATTACAAACCCACTACTTAAAGGTGCTTTTAATCTACCGTTACTATCCGCAGTAAGCTTAATAGTTCTACGAGTCCATGATAATTTTCTTTCACCTAAAGTGTATAGATTGTTTAAATAAACATCATATAACCATCTAGTGATTGGGCTTTTGTTTGAAGTTATAGCATTACCGTATCCTAATTTTTGATACATCTCTACTGCCCAGTAACCGTAGCCACCTGTTCTAGCAGTAGGTAAAGCTACAGCAGTTGTATTACTGAGTTGATGTTGACTAAACGAATCAGCTTCTTCTAACATAGAAAGTTTTTTGTAAGCTGGTGCTGCTGAAAAGTCTGATTCCTTAACACCCATCATTCTAAACGAATCTCTTTTATCATGATATCTAGGATTATTGCGTTGATCGTAAAAGATATTACTAGTTAGTACACTTGTACCTTTGAGAACCGCTAGGTAATCATTCTCAGCGGTAATTATGTACGCTGTTTCACCTGTTATGCGTGACTCTTGAGCTTCAAGTAAATCTGTTTCTTCTTCTAATTTCCTTTGAACTCTTGTTTCAGTATTTCTTTCAGCATTGGTCTTTGCAGTCTGTGCGTCTACTTGTAATTCTTGAGCTACAAGTAAATCTTTTTCAGCAGTACGCTTAGCAGTCTCTTCTATTTCCGTAAACTTCTGTTGTGTAACTAAAGCTTCTTGATCTTTTACTAACTCTGTCTCAGCATCAGTTTTAAGTTCTTGAGCTTGGAGTAACTCTCCTTCTCGTTGTACCTTAGTGGTATTTTGTGCTTCTGTTGAGGTTTGTTGCGTTACTAAAGCTTCTTGGTCTTCTATTAAAGCTGTTTCAGCTGTTACCTTAGCTGTTTGCTGTGCTTCTGTCAGAGCTTGCTGTGTCACTAGAGCCTCTTGATCTGCTATCAAAGCTGTTTCAGCTGTAGTTTTAGATGCTTGCTGATCTACTAATAGTTTTTCAGCGTCTACTTTCAACTCTTGAGCCAATAATAAATCTTTCTCAGCTGTTCGTTTTGTAGTTTCTTCTGCCTCTGTCAGTGCTTGCTGTGTTACCAAAGCTTCTTGGTCAGCTATGAGAGCTGTTTCAGCTGTAGTCTTAGCTGCTTGCTCATCTACTAGTAGTTTCTCAGCATCTGTTTTTAACTCTTGTGCAGTTATTAAAAGAGCTTCTTTTTGTGTTTTAGTTCCTTGTTGTATTTCTGTGGTAATTTGTTGCTGAACCAGAGCTTCTTGATCTTTAATCAACTCGGTCTCGGCATCAGTCTTTAGTTCCTGTGCATCTATCAGAGCTTTCTCAGATGTTCTTTTATCTGTCTCTTGTTGTTCTGTTAAAAATTGTTGTTGCAGTAAATCCGTTTCTTCATCTACTCGTAACTTCTGTGCGTTGACTAACTGAGTATTATTAACCTCTGTAGCCATTCTTAGATAACCTAGTTTTTCTTCTACAGTACCAGCAAGGAAGTCAGTCTTCTCTATTCCTAAATTAGTAATACTATCTGGAAGTTTAAACTGAGCTGCTAGTCTAGCTGTGGCATCTACTTGTTGTAAGTTAGCGTACGAGAACGCTTCTTCAGCTGCACTGAAAGTGTGTAAAGTCTCATCCGTAACATACCTAGCTTGTAATACTCTAGCAGCACGAATTGTAACATAGCGTTTGAACGAGACAGTGTGTACAGCATTCCAATCATATTTATTGGAAGTTATATCTATACCTTCTACTGTACCAGTTGTAGCTTGGAAATCCCATCCTCTATTTTCAACATCAATAGTAACTTCTTTAAGTAAATCTGAAGTGATTTGTACAATACGATTTGTATTTGTATTAACAGTTACTTTACCGCTTGCATCTCCAGTTGTAGGTTGTTCTCCGATTGCAGATAAACAGATGTTTACTGAATCCACGAAGGTTAGATCATTTTTCTCAGCCATGTTTTATATAAAGTTAAAAAAAAAGCTGGAGGTCACGAAGTGTGACCCCCAACTATGTTAAGAGTTATTGTACTTCAACGCAGCACTCTGGGCGGATAACTCCGTGACCCATAGCGTATTTAGCTACGAACAATGTACCTTGTCTTTCCATCTGATACTCAGACTCTGTTGCCAAGTCAAGTAATTTGACTGTACCAACACCAGCTTTGTGACCAGCTATGAAACCAGTAGATGATAAGTCACCATTGTAACCAGTTCCGTTATCAGAACCAGAATGGTTAACATCAAACACATCGTTCTTTGCTTTATCATCGTCTTGATCTTGGTTAGCTTCAGCACCGAGTGTAATGATATCTTGTAAGTGGTTAGACTTGTACAATGAGATACCAGCGATTTGAGGGATGTTACCACTAGCGATAGAACCAACACCACCGAAGTCACGATTAAGAGCGTTATTAGATGACGCATCTGTGATTAACTTGTAGTATTGTGTTGGTGTTAAGATAGCATAACGATCCTCAGTTGGTATATCTTTCTCGTCAAGCTTCTGAGCTACCTCATAGATAGCTTCTAACAAGCCTTCGCCAGTGGTTAAAGTAGCACTAGTAATCTGTGTACCACCGTTACCACCAGTGATTGTTGAGTTTTGTCTAGCACCAGCGATGAGTGTTTTCATCACAGCGATGTCAAAGCGTTTAGCTAAAGCTTTACCAAGCTCTTGAGCGTAAATGCTACGGACATCGTAGTGTGTTTTTAACTCGTCAATGTTCGCTAGGAATGTTGAAGCAAGAAGAACATCGTCAATTGAGATTGTGATTTCATTCTTCTTGATGTCTGATAAATAGCTATTGTCGCTATCAGCAATGTTTTCACCTGCTGTATGATATTTGGCAGTAGCTATGCCTGTTGCTGGGAACTGTGCAGTTTTACCGTTACTGATTGTGCGAACTGTGTGAAGCTCCTTCATCACATTTGCTTCTTCAAATGTGGTTAGGATCTCACCAGAGAACACTTTCAGAAACAAAGCATCTACATCTGAGTTCACAGCACCAGAGTTAATTAAGCCAACTCTGGATGGGCTTGTGTTTCCATTTGCCATGGTTATTGTTTCCTTTTATTTAGGGTTATTATTTATTAGTGTGTTGTTTGGTGTCCTTGTCTACATTTGCTGACCTAATGTTATCCTCCGCAAAGGGCATTGTGCTACTAGTATTATGGACGAAATTCTATTTCTTGATACGCAACTTTACACGAGCCTTCTTAGTATTACTTACGAACTGTTTACCTTTAGCTCCTTCTCGTTTCTTTTTCTTTGCTGTTGCTGCTCTATCACCTTTAGAGAGACTTCTAGCTTTTGACATTGGTAGACATCTGTCTGGATTCTTTTTGTTTTTGCTAGTGCCACAAGGACCTTTGATGTTACCATCAGTCCCAATGCGAACCCAGTTCTGTCTTCTCCACTTAGCTAACTCTCCCATTACTTCTTCTTCTTAACTGAAAGTTTCTTTCTTTTCCCATATGTTGGGGACTTGCAATATTTTGACGCTGCCATATTAGCATACGCTGATGGATACTTATCAAAGGTACGCTTTGCCCAAGCGATACCAGCAGGACATATTTTAGCCATTACTTACCGTATTTAACTTTTAGTCCTTTGCGTTTAGCTGAAGCTTTAGCTTTAGCCATTCCTTCTTTAGTATATGAATATTCTTTTTTACCTACCTTTGGCATTGTTTTTCCCTTTCTTTAGTGTTAAAGATTTACGCATACATTTAGCACAACCACAACCTTTCATTAGCATTTCCACTTTCTAAGTGCTAGAGCTTTACGAGTTGGTCTACCTTTCTCATCTTTCATAGGTCCTTTAACCCCACTCATCCTTGCACAAAAAGACCGCTTCCTTGGTCCTCCCTCTGGTTGCGGTCTCTTTAGGTTTGAGCCTGTCTTACGGTTGTAATATTTTCTACCAGCTTCAGAAAGACCACCAGATTTATTCTTGTGTTCTTTACGAAGCGACACACCCTTTCGTTTGCTCATTATTTATTTAATGTACTGCTTCCAAAATAAAATCCTATTATTGCATATAAACTTTGAATTACTGAATCGTGGATCAATAGACCTTCTTGAGTCTCGTACACCATTGTACTAAAGATCCACCAACCTTTCTCTACAGGAATGGTTACACCAATATCTGTAAAGGCTATTATGAATGGTGCGACAACGATAGCAAACAGAACGGTTGCTACAATCCCTCGTCTTACCCATTGACCAGCTGTTCTTTGAGCCGCTCTGTCGGCTGAGTCGTCAGCACTCTGCTGAGTCTCTATCTTAGATTTTGCTAAATCTATTTGGCTTTGAACCATAACACCTACGAGCTTAAATACAAAACCGCTGATTGATCCGCCAATTAAACTAATTAATTCCATATTCATAAAAGTGAGAGTCTAGAATATTGATGTGACAGCTAGTCTCTGCTCTACATTCTGACGGTAGGCAGGGTCATTCTTATATCTAGGATCTTTCATAGCCTCAGTAACTTGGGCTGCTGAGTTGAAAGGTTTAACAGAAGCTCCTTGTGTAGCTCCCATAACAACTTGTGGAGTCTTACCACCAGCTGCTGTAAATTGTGAGAACAAC